TTACAACTTCTCGGCGGCCGCTTTTTCAAGCACTAATTTTAGCACATACATTCCAACGTTAAGCGTTACCGGAATAACCGCCGCGTCGCGAATCTTACACCAACCGGTTTCGGTTGCAGCATCTTTTTTGCATTTCTCATTGATGCTGTCAACAGCCTTCTGGGCAAAATCCGTGCCTTCAGCCCCAAGCCACGTCACAAAATCGGCTTTCATGTTCTTGCTAACAGCATCCACCTTTAATGCGTCCTCGATAGAATCGCGAATCTGTACCCATTTACTCATGTTAATTCCTCCTCAATGTGTTTTTACTTAATTTGACTCATATCTGACTCAATAACGTTTCGTTATTGAGCTTGATTACGAATAAAGACCTGCGCGATCGTTGATAACGAACACTCTCAGCATATCGAGCGATAGATCGAGACTTTCTCCGTTGCCCTGCAGCAACCCTTTGCCAATCATTTTTTCGACCGTCGGTTTCGCCCAATCAGGAACAGCATCGACCGTATTGAACCGTTCGGCGCCACGGCCCGCCTGCTTGCTGTCGTCCTGCTCCTGCGGCGCCTCAGACATATCTTCGATACCGTGCGACTGGTTGTAGTAAAAGATTGCTTTACCTACGATCGTACCATCATCAAGCAGCGCTTGCAGGTTATCGCCTGGGCAATCCGTGGACATGAGTTCGCCGTGACCGACAATGTGTGCACGATCAAACGGGATGCCGTACCGTTCGCAAATATCGGCCACCAGCGCTCCGCAGCGGTCAATCTGTTCTGCGGTTGGTTCGACTGCAGAGAAATCGCCGGACAGGTGGATGCCAATCGTGTGACTATTTTCCCCATACGCATGGGAGCCTATAGCCCATTCAGGCCGTCCACGTTCGATGGTGCCGTCCTTGCGGATCACGTAATGGTAGCCGATACCAGCCCAACCGTTGCCGAGATGCCAGCCGTGAATCTACTCTGCGCTGGCATCCATGTCTGGCGAGCCTGTGTGATGAATCACAATCATGTCCGTATAGCTGCGCTCAGAAAGGCTCGTGAATTCGAGCCCAGTTTCCAAAATATCCAGCATATCAATCATCCTTTCTTGTTCGGTCGGAAACTGCAGGGGAATGGGCACATATCAAACAGACTGTGCTCCATCTCATCCAGCGTCCCAACATAAAATCCTTGCCGCCGCGCTATATATGCAAAGGCAGCAAATGCTTCATATAATTCTTGCCAAGCTAATGCATTCATCATTCCTCCGGTTTCTCCCGCGCTTTCTTTTGCTGGGTCAGTTGTTCAAGCGACTCGACAATCCTGGTCGGTATCGGCACGCCAGCTTTGGCGGCATTTTCCGTGATGCTGAGCCCCTCATTGGCGATGTAGAAATAAATAGCCATGGCGTATATTTCATTGGAATTCAGCGACACGCTGATTCCGTGCGCTACGGCTACAATCAAAATGATAAATACCTTGCGGGCGATTCCCTTATATCCCCGCCTGCTGTCCAAAGCAAGATTCGGGTTGATGTAGGCCGCCAGCATTCCGCTGATGTAGTCGAGTGCGATCAGCGTGAGCAGGGTCTCAAGTGCGCTGTTCCATGCACCAAACATAAAGGTAAACAGCCCGCCCACTATCCCGACAATTGTTCCCCATACAGCTTCCATGCGTACTGGTATCATTGATCTAAGCACCTCGTAAATTGCATTCATATCCTGTAATTTTCCCCCTATGCTATCCTCATATATGAGGAGATGATTATTGATGAAACTACCTAACGGCTTCGGCACCGTCTACAAATTATCCGGTAACAGGCGGAGGCCGTATGCAGTCAAAAAGACCATTCAGGGAAAGCAGAAATATCTTGGATACTTTGAAACCTTTGAGGATGCCATGGCATTCCTTGTGGACTACAACCGCGACCCTGCCCTGCTCTCCCCCAGCAAAACTACATTTGCTGAGGTCTATGCGCTTTGGAAGGCAAAACACTTCCCTGAAATCCGCCCGAGTCAGTTACCGTAATAGCTACCGCCACTGCTCCCGCCTCCATTCCATGAAATTCGTTGATATTCGGCTGTCGCACCTTGATATGGTGATTGATGATGTGCGGTCGAAGGGATGCGGCCATCCGACACAAAAGAAAGTCAGGTCTCTGCTGGAACAGCTTTATAAGTATGCCGCACGCTATGACCTCGTTACCCGTGACTATGCCCGATACCTTGATATTGACCGGCATAAACCGAAGGTCAAGAAAAAGCCCTTCACCGTCCGCCAGCGGAATAAATTGTGGCGGGGACTGGATGAAATGCCCGAACAGACCAAAATTGTGCTCATGCTGATATACTCCGGGTGCCGGGTGGGCGAATTTCGCCACATCAAAAAATCTGACGTAAAACTGCGAAGAAGGCTTCTCGTTGTGCGCCATTCTAAGACCGACGCAGGACGAAACAGGTATATTCCTATACCTAAGAAGCTAATGCCTTGGTATGAGGCTCTCATGCAGTCTGAGGGCACATACCTCTGTACGCGTACAAATGGTTCTCGCCACACGTACGATTCCTTCCGCCGGGCAGTATTTAACCCTGTGATGGAGCATTTCAACTTGAAACACACACCTCATGAGTGCCGGCACACTCTTGCCAGCATGCTCGACTCTGCCGATATCAACCGAACTGTTACAAAATTAATTTTGGGTCACTCTCTTGAAGGAGTTACTGAACGAGTCTACACGCATAAATCCGTCCGCGAATTACTGCGTGCCATAGACAAGGTTTGTAACTAACCTGTAACTATTCCCCACACTACAAGAGCCGCATGCTGGTATATAGCAAGCGGCTTTCTTTGTGTAGGTAATTTGTCAGTTCTCGGTTGAAGTGGCTTCCTCCGTTGCTGGCGCTGGCTCCGCAGGGGTTTCCTCCGTCTTTTCGGGGACGTACAAACAGCAATTTTTGTTCTGGCACGTGCCATCCGGACGAACCACTTTACGGCAACGTGGGCAACGCTTTTTCACTACAAAAGGCATAACTTATCCCTCCAATTCTTTAATAGCTGCATCAAGTGCAGCATCCAAATCCTGCATCTCAGTCTGGATCTCTTCCGCCAGCTCCGTGTCAGCGTGAATCATCGCATCCATGTACTGCTCGGTAAGAGTTGCCTTGGCAGCGTTATACTCAGCTATAATGCTGGCCTTTTTCTCATCCGTGCTGGGCGTATAAGCGGGCGCATCTGTCGGCTTGCCATCGGCTCCACGGACATAACCAGTACCGTTTTTCCCGGTGCCCTTGTTGCCGACATAATACGACCACTCGTCCTCGTCAATCTCGATATAGCCGTCAGCGATAAGTTCTTCACGTTTCTTATCGTCGATTGAATTATCCAGCGGATATGATGAGATTCGTTTTCCGTCAGAATCAAATTTTGATAAATAATTCATATTATATTCTCCTTTCTCCTGTTCCTCACTGTCAGCCAATGGAGTGATGGCTTTATTGAACAGTGGGGAACATATGAAATAACATCCGGCAATTGGAAAGAATATAGTTTTCCAATTGCGTTCCCTAATGCTTGTTACGGGGTGGTGACAACACCCGTCCCTAATGCGGGAACATCTAGTGCCGCGTCTTCAGTACCGGCTACAATAGCAAGTTATACAAAAACTTCATTTTTTGCCGCGCTCTCTGATACCACGGCCGGTTGGCGGTTTGTTGCATTTGCACTAGGCGAATAAAATAAGTATTAATAACCAACGGCTATCCAATCAAATTTCAGCTTCGTATTCGACACGCCAGAATAGATATGGGCTATCATATTTGATGTTGTTGCGTATATATTTAACGACGTTGTTATTAAATCGCTTTGACTAGTGCTATTAGTGTTTTGGTTAATCATCCCCATAACTTTTGGTGTCGATGTGAATGCGATGGGGAATGTAACAGGTTGACCCGCGGATGGGAATTGCGCAGGGTCAACAGTTCCCCACTGTTCAATAAAGCCATCACTCCATTTACGATACCCGTTCACACCGTAGTGAGATGCTACCACTGTACCGTGAGCACCTGCGTCGTTGAGCTTGGACAGCATTGCAGGCGTCATCAAACCGTTAGCAGATGCGCTGACTACGCCGTAGGTCGTATTGTTATCCGGTGGGACTGACCAAGTCCCGTCCTCGCGTAAGTATTTGGTGGCGCCTGCTGTCGTTGGCGGTTTCGGTACTAGGCCTGCAGCGGCACTGCCGCCCGAGCGGACGAAGGTACTATACTTGGTATCATTGTCTGGCGGAGTTTGCCATGTGCCATCCGCGCGCAGGTATTTTCCTTGGCTGCCAGCTGCAGGTTGAGGAACGAGCCCTGAAGTACCTGACGCCGAAGCAGATGCACCTGTCATTGTAGAAATCGCCGCCCATGTACCATCACCGCGAAGAAAAGCTCCCTGCTTGCCTGCAGCAGGAGTAGGAACAAGTCCTGCTGTACCAGCTTTGGATGCAGATGCGCCTGTCATCGTTTCGTAGGTCGTGTCTTGCGTGGTGAGATTAATAGTGGTGCCGTCGCCTTTGGTAAACGTGATTTGCTTACCGGAAATAGATGCATTCTTGATGCACGCATCGAAAAGCACCTTATGGGCCTCACCGCTGCTATTATGATCAGCCAAATCTCGTGCGGTGAGGAGCCCATTTGGGTCAATCACGGCAGTTACGGAACTATCACTGGAAATCTGGATCGTAAGGTTCAATGCTTCACTGACTACTGTTACGCCGCCCTTGGCTTGCAGATAGTCTGGGTGACTATCTACGGTTACAGCGTAGAGAATTTCACCATCATCCGGATCGGTAGCATAGAGCCCCAGCTCTCGGAGTGTATAACCGTAATCAAGGTTTGCATTAGAAACAACGCCTTCGACAATGCATCGGCCCGCGTCAACGCTAATCGATGATATCGTGATAATTTGTTTAGGACTCACGAGATCCGTAAGCCCCTCAAGGGTTTGTTCGCTCGTAATTGCTCCGTCACCAAGTTTCATTTTTGTAAGCTCCAACTTACAAAGGCCAGCTTCTACCTTGGCACTTAGTGCCTGTCCTTTCTTTGTAAGTGTATAGCCCTGCCAATCAGCCATTGATATTAACCTCCTTATGAATGTGCTGCGCGGTATTTAAGAAGATCGCGTCGAAGATGTTCGGGGCTGTGAATTTTGGTAGCCCTATCATGACGGTCTTATTAACATAAGTTGCAGCAGTAAAAAAGAATTTTGTATCAACGGTGCGGGAAAACTCCACACCATCGAGCCAGCTTCTGGCGTTTTTAGCTTCATTTATTGCCCGTACCAGTTGCCTTATTGTTTGGGGCGATGTCATAGGGCCCTCGATGAGGGCAACCTTGAAGTGATAAGGTTCGCCACCATATTCAAACCACTCCTGTACATGTGCTCCATCAAGGATTGCACTGACAACGGATTGGACTGCATACGGCGTGCCTTTTAGCTTGTGCCATCCAATGCTTTGCTTAACCAGTTTTCGCTTAGTGCCTATATCAAAAGATGAATCATAGGCATCTACGTGGAACTGCCAAGCCAGCTGGTCAACGATATCCTCCTCTAGCTCATCGATACGGGATATTAGTAGTACATATTTAATCTGTTCTGAGATATCATGCATTGATACGTCAAGAGCTTTGGCGGCGCTTTGTACTTCCTTATCTCTGGCCAAGTTCTCGGGCATAATATCCAGCAGACTTAGCTCGGATAATTTAATCATCCGCTACACCCCCATAGGTGACTGTCCGAGAATCGGAGGCCACGGCCACAGCGGTATTATCGACGGAAGTCATAACCGGACTTGTGACTGTTACCTTACATGCGCCGGCTGCAACAATCAGCTGATAGAGTTTTGATGGGTCGAGATCTCGGCCAAGTTTCGCTCGCTGCCAATTCACGTAATCATTAACCGCCTCAGCAACTTTTGCCTGTATGGTTCCAGCTTGTTCTGCATCGTCAGAAGCTATGTGATACGTTAACTCAATATCGTAAGATATTGCTGTTGGCGCGACCACGGTAACAAGGTCAGTCAAAGGTCTAATCTTACTATCGTTGCATACCTCGTTGACATCAGCTAATATCTCATCGCCTGGGATTTCGCCATCAGCAAGCAGAGGATAGATATTGACGTGACCCGGTTCTGGGGAAATAACTTTCACATCCACAATCAACGATGATGCGGTCTTTGCCCAGAATTCATAAGCACCAGCTGGGCCAGCACACGAGAAAGATTCAGGGGCTTCATGGATGCGCTCCCGGTATGCATCATCGTTCTCGGTGGATGCGCCACCCGCGCTCGTCGTGATATTCACGATGCTATCGACATAGGCGACAGGATCGACAATCATCATGAGCTGACCTGGGACATATCCATTCCCTGATACGCCGACGTCGGTACAAGTTGCTGATACTGTTCCTTCTGTTTGGCCAGCGACAATCGTCAAAACTCTGTCAGTAGCAAAGAACATCGTCTTATCTTCTGTCGTTACCCTTGTACCGACAGGGATGATTACCGCCGATGGCTGCACAGCAGACAGCGTAACTTTTAATGTGGTCGTTGCTGCAGATGCAGGGATTCTTGTGGTATCAACCAATACGCCAAGATGGTCTAAGAAATCGCCTTTCGCATACGCCAGAAGATTCATCTTCCCCGTGTAATTCAGTTTGCTTCTAAGCTGAGCAAGTTCATCAGCGACTGACTCAAGGAATAATCTGACAGGGTCACCTTTTGCCAAGGTTCTACCGGATACTTTTTCGTATAAATTAATAACCTCTGTCTTAACATTATTGGTATCCGCATTAACGAAAGTTATATCATTCAAGTTATTCATTCATTAATCACCACCTGTACTGTAGGGAGAAGTTCCCCCTCCTCTCCATTGCCGTCAAACGTTACATTTAGCACCTTAGCTCTTGGTTCATAGGTCTCTATGGCCTCCACAATTTGCCGCGTAAGCTGGCTGATTGCGTGAGGGGTAGGATTATCAAGCATTGACACGTCAAGGCCGAAATCACGGTCTAGTCTAGCCTCTCCTTTCGCCGTTGTGAGGATTGTTTTTACATTCTGCATGATTTCCTCTAGCTCAGTAGCTGGAAGGAAATTAACTTTCGCTAGATCCGCTGTTATATTGATGACGCTCAAGTCAATACACCTCCCAGAATTCTCGAGTTTGTAGTGGCCTCATAATATTCCTGCATGGACAGATTCACGTCGAGGCCTGCAACAGTACCATCGATGTAGTGTGTCGCGGTGGCCTCAACACTTTCAATGAGCCATTTTTTCCCTACAGGCTTACCACTAACCACAAAAGTCAGCACTTCACCGGTCTCACAATAACTGCGGAGTATTTCAAGGCATGATTCTGGGTTTACTCCGAGCCACTTTCGTAACTTGATGCCTAAAGTCAATGTCGTGATATCTGGCCCTTGGAACTCTAGCACTGGTTTGCTGGCAATGATGTCATGTTTTGCGATGCGGGCCTTGAAACTTCGCTTATATTCATCAAAAGTAAGACAGTCATTATAAGCAGCTACTTTAAAGGTCACATCTCCCAGGGACCCTATCTCATTGGCGGCCCCAGGGTTAACACCCAGCGCCTTTGCGTATTTATTTATCGCACTGGTTAAGCCTTTCATGCCGGCTTTTTTCAATTTACTTTTCCAATCCATAGCTCAACCTCCAACGAAAACATTTCCGCTCCCTGCTGCAATACTGCCCCCACAGGATACAGGATCACCAACGCGTCCCGCTGGACTGCTGTTGATGAATACCGTAGAACTGCCTGAGGCAATCACTCCACTGTGTGCGGAATGAGCAGGGCAAGAATGTGGGGCATAACTATCGCCCACACGGCCTGCGCCTATGCCATTAATGAACACGTTGCTACTAGCGGATACCAAAGACGTAGGCGGGCATGCATCATGTCCTGTATCGGCATCACCCAATCTTGTAATTGCTGGCATTTCCCCCCTCCTTAGTTGATATTGACCGTCGAGCCATTGATGACTACAGGCCCTGTACATTGTATGGTCAATCCGCCCGTAGCTCGGTTAAACTCTACAAAAGAGCCGTCGCCAAAGTCTATGCGGCGGATATCGCCATTCGTACTATTAGGGGGCTGCGCTTCACTAAAGAATGTTCCCAGTATAAAGCCATTGGAGTTAGAATATAAATAGTACAAGTCAAAATGAGAAATCCTAAATAAGTTCATGACATGGTACAATATATGTACCTATCTTGAGGAGGATTTCAGAATGGCTAAACAACATGACAAACAGTTTAAACTTGACGCAATTCAATATTACGAAGATCATAAGGAGCTTGGCTTGCGTGGCTGTGCCAATAACCTTGGCATCGGTTACAGCACTTTGACCAAGTGGCGGAAAGAACTTCGTGACTCCGGCGATATCGTTGTAAGAGGTTCCGGCAACTACGAATCCGATGAACAGAAAGAAATTGCCAGATTACGCCGTGAATTGCGCGATACGAAAGACGCACTTGACGTGTTAAAAAAAGCCATCAGCATTCTGGGAAAATAACAGAGGCCATTTATCTTCAGGTCTCTGAACAGGCGGAAATTGCAAAAGAAGAAGGACGCCCTATTTCCGTCTCCGGAATGCTGCGAAAACTTGGCGTTTCACGCTCGGGCTATAACGCTTGGCGCCATCGTCTGCCATCAGACACATCAATAAGGCGACAGGAAGTAAAAGAACAAATCCAGCGAATCTACGATGAGTCTCATCAAAATTATGGTGCACCTAAAATCACATCAGAACTGCGTAAAGCCGGAGAAATCATCTCTGAAAGGACTATAGGTCAGTATATGCGCCAGATGGGGCTTCGTGCTCAATGGGTTAAGCCCTTGGTTCCAACTACCGTTGATCCAGACTTCAGTGACAGTCTGCAGAACATCTTGGATGAACAATTTAATCCGGAACGGCCTAATGCGGTTTGGTGTTCAGACATCACTTATGTATGGACAATTGACGGATTTGTATACTTGACCAGCATTATGGACTTGTACTCTCGCAAAATCATCGCATGGACGCTTTCTGACAGCTTAGAAGTAAGCTGCGTAACGGAAACAATTCAAAAATCGAAATTACGCCGCAACCTCGATTTACCACTGATTATCCACTCAGACCGAGGCAGCCAATACGTAGCTAAAGAATATAAGAAGGCCACCGCACGAATGCAGCGGAGCTATTCCAAGAAAGCTTATCCATGGGATAATGCCTGTATCGAGTCATTTCACGCATTGATAAAGCGTGAATGGTTGAACCGCTTTAGAATCAGGGATTTTAATCATGCTCACAGCCTAATTTTTGAGTATATTGAAGCATTTTATAATACAAAGCGGATTCACAGCCATTGTGGATATCTTTCGCCAGATGACTTTGAAAAACTTTACAAGGCGAGCGTTGCTAGAGAAGCACTATTGGTAAGCTGAAAATAATTAAAATTTCTCATTTTATGTTGTACTAAATCTTGACATAGGACCAGCTGTCCGTGACAACCTGTTTGTTTTGAATTTCTACCAATGCTTCACTCAACGCTGATTTCCTCCTTACACTGCCATATTTGTGGTATCAATAAGCTCACTCGCAAACAAGTAGTCGTAATCCATATTGGAAAAGAACTTGTTATGAATAGTGATGGCCTCCTGAATTGAGATATTGCCCTTCCCCCTTAGCTTGGCATCCAGCCATGCAGGGTTACGCCCCACTGCCGCAGATACCTGAGCATAACTAAGTCCATATCGGGCCATCTCAGCTTTTAGATTTGGAAACATCTTACTTTACCTCCTTACTACGATATTCGGACTCTTTTTTCGTTCTAATACGAAACTCGTTGTTCATGGCTATAATATAATACGGGTCTCGTAATATGTCAACTGATTTTTTCGTATTTCTACGGATTTATCTATTTTATATTTACGGATTTTCGTAGAAATGTTATAATGAAGCTATGAAAGAAGGCGATAAAATGATGGCCCCAAGCGAAAAAATACAGATATGTTTAGATATGAAAAATTTAAAGCGGAAAGATTTGGCCACAGCTGCAAACATGCCTGCGTCTACTATTTCTGACTTTCTAAACGGCAAGACCACAAAATTGGACATAACAAAAGCCCAGAGCATTGCAAACACTCTGGGCTGTACACTCGATTATTTAGTTGGCGACGATACTATTGGCGTTGATATTAGCACGGCACTCAAGGCCGAGCGTGAAGAACACGGAGAAACCACTGACATCGTTTCCTTGAATACAAAAATCCCCGAAGCACTTATTATGAAATACGAACACGGAGATGAGCCTGTCAGCTTTTTCCTCTTTGGCAAGCTGTGCGAACACTACGACCTGTCCGTATGGGACTTTCTGCAGAAGTACGACTTCTACGATGAATACATCCCGCCTCATTTCAATGGTGATGCTGGCGCCTACGAAGCCTTTAAGAAGGCCGAGCGCGAGGATGCGCTCAAATCATCCGCCGGCTACCCGGAACTTAGGGATATTGTAGAAAAAGGAATGTATGTAGTTAATGGCCAGCCTGCGAGAAGGTCTTTTTATCGTGACCTCCATTTAGATGTCGAGCGGATTTATATGCATCCTTATGCAGTTTGGGCGCCGAACGAGAACATCAAGGGCGATGAAGAAGCTGCTGTAGAGGAATTTGTTTCTGTGACAAAACAATACGCCACTGATGCGCAAGTCGCAAATCTGGAACATGCGCTCGCAAATGCCAAAAACCTAGATGAACGCGTTAAAACGGCTATGGCCTATTATTATGAAATCGTTATAGACAGATAGTGCCCCCGGTTATCCTCCCTAATTCAGCAAAACTACCAAAATGGTACTTTTGAACCTCCACGACATCGACTACCGCTTGATGGAGCAGTTCCATATAGAGCTGAAATGGGCATAACAAAAAGCCGCCCATAAGGACGGCTAAAGAAAGAAGCGGATATTATTGGCTACCATTCAGGATCATATACGGTTATCAACAAATACGTACCCAATTTTCGAAATGGCGGAAACTATCCAGCGCATCTACAATCCGCCGGCACTAAAGGCATTTCAGAACGCCATTCAGATACCCTGCGCTTCACCGGCTATGCAAACTACTGCGATTACAGCTCAGCTTACGCAGGCGCAGGCTATAACGGCAGCGGCATTCCACCCCGCTATTGAGGCTGTTGCAATGTACCAACAACCATATATGTCTATGGCTGCGGCAATGACTGAATATCAAAGAACGCTGGCACATATTTCCAGAATCCCCGAGCTGATGAAGATTCAAAATACAATTCTCCAATTAGAACATTTCATCCCAGCCGTTATAATGCCTCCTGCACTATCAAATGTATCAACACTGCTCCCTGCTTTAGAATATCTTCACACTGAACAGCCGGATTCTTATCAACAGATTGATACCATTTTGTCCGTTGAAATGGATAAAGATACTCCTATTGAGCAATACATTCAAAACCTGTTGTTGAAGATTAAAGACACCACTACTGCTAGTATATCTGATTTACCACAATATCTGTTTGGATTAGCACAATCTTTAGATTTAGTCTCACCTTTCGTTGATGAGCCCGCGAGAACCAGTATCGACCAGTTAAATTCACTTCTTATTGTACTGGCGTATGTAATTCTTCAAAACATCCCAAAAAGCAAGTAATATCATCAAATAAGCTGCAGTTTTCCAAGGATTTACCGACATTCTTATAATTGTAGCAGCAGCCATAGCTACTATGACAATATGGATTATAAGCTTGTACATTATTCTCCCTCACTTTCTGCAATATATCTAGGTATATTATACCATTTTATTGCAAAAAGTGCTCTACGCTTTTATGCATAAATATGAACCTCGCAATATAAAAAAAGCCGCCCGGATGAACAACTCGATAAAGAAAGGATAGGTATTATGGATTTTCTAGATTTACTCCCATTTACCACAACAAAAATTGAAGCCACCACGAATACTGGTCAGCTTTCTACAGGTACGGGTTTTTTCTTTGCCTTTAATTCTGACCAACAACAATCATATATTCCCGTATTAATAACCAATCGTCATATGATTGAAAATATGCTATCCATTACTATAAAAATCACCACAAAGAAAAACAATATGCCACAGATAGGTAATTATCTCCCCTTCACCATAGAGCTTAATAAAAGGTATGTGATTATGCATCCCGATAAAGGCATCGATTTATCAATAATTATATTAGCTCCGTATATTAGTCCGCATATAAAGTCCTTATTTATACCATACCTTTCTAAGGAAAACATTGCCACAGAAAAAGAATTACAACATATTAATATTTTACATGACATAATCATGGTTGGATATCCAGATGGAATATCAGACGAAATCAATAATATGCCTATTTTCCGAAAAGGAATTACAGCTACCAATCCATCTATTGACTATAATGGACGTCATGAATTCCTAATAGATGCATCTTGTTTCCCTGGTTCCAGCGGCTCACCAGTGATGTCATACGAAAATGGCATGGTCAAAGATGCTGATGGTAATTTTACAATTAATTATGGCACAAAACTAATCGGAATCCAATCGAAAACTTTTCTGCATAATTCTAACGGAAAAATTGTACCAATAGAAATCCCAACACAAGTCATACCAGGAGTTATTACGTCTATTCCCAACAATCTTGGTATTGTTGTAAAAGCATCATGCATACTCGATTTTGAATCACTTCTTCCACCGCACTAAAATATAACATCTGTAAATTTTGTATACCTCTTGAGAACAGTATAATCCATAAATCAAGCCCCCACGCTCGATAAGGAAAGGAATGATGCTATGAATTTTAGCAAGAACCATTTGCGCGATAAAGCAAACAGCGCAGATTTTAGGCAGTTTCGTCGATCCGTATTCCGCGAATACGCCAGTTTCCTAAAAGAAAAGATACAGCACAATTATGAGTGGTCAGTGAAGTTCATCCTTCATTAGAAGCGCCACAAGACGTAAAAGCACCCCTCGATAGTGAAATTAAAGGATTCATAAAGGCTACTAAGGATATCAAATTGCTATCTTCCTCATCTGAAGAACCTTCTACGGACAATATCTCTGACGATACGCCCACAAATGGCAATCCTACCGAAGAATGATTTTGCTTCGTCATTCTCCGCTTTGAGCTGAACCATCTCGAAAAATTCCAAATCCGTCTCAAAACGTTCCAACATATATTTGAGGAAATCGTTATCTATAGGCTTTTCCTCCATCGCCCTTATTTGCTGATGCTGAACTTTTACGCACGATACGATTTCCTTTTCATGGAGTGCCAGCAGGAATGAATTGAGAAACTTCATCAT